CGCTTTGCCAAACGCCAGTTAACTTGGTTTAGAAATCGAATGACAGTTCAGTTTTATAATGTTTCTGAAACAGATTTTAAAACAAAAGTTGCAGAAGATGTTGACCGTTTCTTAAATGATAATAAAGTGTAAGGTAGAGCAAAAACGCCTTTACCCTCTTCGAATAAAATTTATGTTATAAAATTTATCGTTTTTTCATAACGGATTTAACCGCATTTTAACTACTGTTTTATAGCATTTTAAATTATAGCTTTCAAAAAATAATCGGTATTTTTAGGCAGGATTAGGTATAGTGGCGGGGAATAAGACGGGGATTTTTTACTTGATTGCTCGCAAGAATGAATCAGTAACTTCACTTGCGACTTCGTCTTGAATGTGTGTGTATTTTTGAGTCATATAAGATGTTGAATGGCCTAACGCAGCTGCCATATGTTCAACTGGTACACCAGCGATTTGACCTTGTGTAGCGAAGAAGTGGCGCATCATGTGAGGTGAAACGTGAATACCGATTGCTTTACTGACCTTTTGAAAAATGACGCTAATGCGCGTGTACACGACTGGTTTTCCAAATAGCCTTTTGCACTTTGAACCATCATCGATAAAAAGAAAGCTTTCCTTGTTTAGTATAATGCCAGCCTTTTTAGCGATGTGCTTGGTTTCCTTGATGGCTAAATCTAACAAAGCCGTGGTTTCCTTATCAACAAACACATATCGTTCAGATTGTTTAGTTTTCATTTTTCCGCCACTTGGACGTCCTTTTGTACGGCTTTCGTTCAAAAAGATACGATAGCGACCATCTACTAACTTCAATGAGCTAAATTTGGTTCCCAAAACTTCGCTGACACGTAGTCCAAAATAAGTAAGTCTAACCATCGTGTAATCATAAGTACTTAGCACCTTTTTTGCACATCTATCCCAATTTTGAAATTTTTCGACAGATAATCGTTTATCTCTCTGATTAATACTGCTGTCACCTACATAAATTTTTAGAATAGGGTTTTTATCGATGTAACCATTGACCTCCGCATCTGTAAGCATTGCTTCAAGAATGGCACTTGTTTGAACGACAGTTGTTCGTGAGTATTTTTTAAGCATTTTTGCTATAAAAACTTCATACTCTTGTCTATTAATGTCAACTAATCTAGTTTGGCCATATCTTTTCTCAAAGTGTACTTTAAAGAGGTTGTTTTTGTTTCTAATCGTGTCTGGCGCCCACCGACCCGTTTTAATACGGTTTTCGCTGTATATTTCCCAATAGTCGTTGACAGTGATATTTTTCTTTTGATCATAATCACCGCTTGCAATTTTGTTTTCTATTTCTGCAAGCGCGTGTCTAGCCTCGGCAAGTGTCTTTAAGTTGCTAGCAGTAGCTTCTTTCTTTTTTCCGTTTAATTTAAAGTTTCGGCGAACGTAGTAGCGTTTGCCTTTTTTTGTTTCGTATGTATATATATTTGGATATTTTGTCTTATTGTATTTCATTTTTTTCTCCTTGTTAAAAATTTAGCTTCTGGACAAGGCTTTTTAACTTAGAGAAATTCTTGACATCACCACCTTTTTTGATAAAATTAAATAAGCGGAAAGCAACGAACCTGGATTTTTCCATTTTCAATTTTTTAAGTAATCAATTAAGTTGTTTTTTCGTACTTATCATCTAACCCTTACACTCAAAATTTGGCGATGGAGAGTGTGAGGGATTTTTTTGTTTTATTAATTAATTTCCGTAGCTGTTAATATTGTAGTAATGACCGTACATTAAAGGAAGTGTTACTGTTTTGCCTAATGTACTTTCGTACGACGTCAATCCTTTAGCAACTCCATAAAACGTTACGTTATCATTTTCAGCTATAACGTCATCATATACATATTTGCTAATGCCGACCATAACAATTTTACTATGGTCGTCGTCCATAGCCACACGAAGATAGTAAATACCGTCATCTTCCATGTTCTGAACAACAGTACCTGTTATTTGAATTTTCTTGTCATGTTCTAATTGGTCGTGGTTCCAAGTTGCAAAATCAGGGACTTCATAATTATTTGGGTCGAAAGTTTCCGAGCTTGAACTAGACGAATAATTTGATGAAGAACTAGAACTGTAATTGTAATCATTATCATCTTCACCACTGTAATCATCACTATCATCAACATTTGAACTAGAAGAAGCGACTATTTTATTTTCAGATTGTTTTTCTTTTACGACTGTTCCAAAAACAGCAATACCTAAGACAACTGCGAGTGTAATTAAACATAGAGCAATTAGATTTCGAACTGCACCCTCATTTTTTCTTTTCATCAATTTTCTCCTATCCAGCTTTTTCCGTGGTTCAGTATTTGCACGTAGTTTCAAATAACACTTTGCTGAATTTTCCTAAATTCGTCTTGTATCATCGCTTCGCCCCAAGTCGTAGAAATATCATACTGTGTAGCAAAGCGAACCCAATTAAAATCGTAAATATCGGTCGTTTTCAAATAATCAACTAATAACTCATGAATCATAAATCTATCAGCTTGATTCTCGTATTGTAAAAGTAGCCTCTTGTAATGTTTTGGGTCATGGTCGATATGCCCGAGTTCGTGTAAGATGACTTTTTCACGCTCTTGTTTAGACAATGATTCGTTAACACATATTCGTCTTAGATCTGGGAAGTAGAACCCAGACCTTTCCCACATATCAGCAGGAAAAACGAATAATGATATTTTATATTCTTTTAAAAGCTCATCAATCTTCATCTCCCATTACCTCAATTGAAAGTCTAATAATTTGTTCTATTTTTTTAACGTCATCATCAGATAATGGCTTACCGTCAAACATCACGACTTTTTCACGCAAATTTGAAAGGTCGATTGATGGCTGCCAATCTGGCTTTTTATCAGCGAAACTTTCTGGATTAATTCCTAGAATATCACAGATTTTAAAAATAGTTTCTGCTTTCGCATTCATTACACCGCGTTCTAAAATAGAACGCATTGTTGTGTACGGTATATCATTTTCAAGGGCAAAAGCCCTGACGCTATTATATCTACTTTCGATAAGGTGTTTTAAATCTTTTTCATCCATTTTTTTAAATTCCTTTTTTGATTTTCTTACTATATAATAACATACGAAAAATCATATTTCAAGTAAAAAAATAACGAAAAAATCAAAAAAATGCGTTGACAAGATACGAAAATTCATATATAATTAAATCAAGCTTAAGGAAACGACAGCTTTTTAAAACAAAACAACATACGAAAATTCGTATTAGAAAGGAAACGTAATGAAAAACATTGAATACATTCGAAAAGAGAGAGGTATTTCGTTGGTTGATATTGCAGATTGTTTGCATTTAAAGTCTCAAACAGTTCGCGAAAAAATCAATGGAGATTCTGATTTCAAATTCGGAGAAGCATTAAAAGTTCAACAGACTTTCTTTCCAGAATTTGATATTGTCTATCTTTTTCAAGAACATAAAGAATTATCTGTAGGGTAATATACGAAAATTCGTAACTTCCCAGCTAGGCTGGTATAGCCCTAGCAGACGCCTCCGAATTATAGATAATTGACATGATGAAACGAACTCCATTAGATTGTCTGCTAGGGCTATACCAGCCTAGCTGGGAAACAAAAAAAGAAAGGAGTAAACATGAAACCAAAACGTTATCCGTATAGCGGAAAGAAAAAGCAACCTCATGAAGAGATTGCTAAGTTAAAAATTGGTTCTAACATGGTTAAAATCACTGCGAAAAAGATTACTTTTTCTGGGGCACTAGAGTCCCATCAGATTTTTTAATCAAGAGCCATTCTGGATTAATCTCAATACTTGCAGTTCCGCTATCTAGCTCTGCAACAAACCAAAATCCGTTTGGATAAGTTGTTTTAATTTTGGAGTATCCAGGACGAAAATCGATAATTTCCTTTTTGATTTCATTAAAATCTACCTCAAAGTTAGAGGTGTCGATATTAACATGAACTTGTTCAGACACGCCGTTGCCTCCTTTCTGTAAAACTTAACTCTCAGGAAATCGCTTGGTTTGGTAGTTAAAGTTTTTTACCTGATTGTCATATCTATATTATAGCAGAAAGTAGAATTAATCACAAGATGTAGTGAGTAAAATTAAAAACAGATACAACATATTGTGGTTTGGTGAAGATATGTGGAAAAAATTAAATCATATTTTGATTGAAAAAGGAATGACAAAAAAAGAACTTGCGGAAAAAGCAGGAATTAGTAAAAACACAATCCAAAACATTCGGAATAGTAAAATCTCATTTCGAAATATGGTCAAAATCGCTGACGTTTTAGATGTCAGTCTAGACGAATTTAGAAAGGATATGACATGAAAAAACATCTAGTAGTTGAAATTGAAAACGCAGAAGAGTTTGAAAAAATCTATAACGACTATTTAAAAAAAGCTTCTGAACTACGAGAAGCAGTTCAAAAGCTAGAAGAGTTCCATTTTTCAGGAATTGCAAAATGCGAAAGCGAAATTTTTATACAACGAGAATAAAAGAGGAGACGTTTTGGAAGACAAAATACGATACAGAATAATAGGAGTTCACAAACAGTTCAGGGAAAAAGAACAAGCTATTGCTTACGCAAAGTTTCTAAAACTTCCTGATAATTCGGTTTATTTAATTCTTCCACCTGATATGACGCAGAAAATGATTGATAATGAGAATTAACATATCCCGTCTTTCTATTATGAAGCCACCATTTTTTCTTAGTTGTTTTAAAGATAACAAATAATTCGGAACCAACATTACTTGCAGGAACAACAATATCTAACGAAGTTAGACTATGAGATTCGAACGTACCAAAATTAGTCTTCGGGATATTTAACTCAATTATTTCACGGTTAGATTTTAAGCCTGAAATAATCGATTGTCCTTTTAGTTGAGTAAACACATTTTGTTGATTTTGACAATGATATACGAGTTGTTTGCCATTCGAACTTAAAACAATCAAATCAAAAAAACTAATATCCTTGCTTGAAGAATTAATGATTCTCAAATTTACATGAAGCAATCCATTTTCATTGACAATACTCTCTCCGCTATCTAGCAAAAGAGATAATAACCAGTCAGATTTTCCGTTTGAATCTATTTCAATTTGAGAATTATTTTGACGGTAGTTTAAATAAGAAATAGCAAGAGCAGCTATAGCAATCCAGTTGGTTATAAAATATTTAGCCGTTGATTCAATGAGATTAAAAAGTTGTTTCATTATTTACATCCTTTCTGACAATATTATATCAGATTGGAAAAAAACGAAAAAAACGACTGATAAAATCAGTCGCACACAAAAATAACTTACTTACATTATAGCAAAAAGGAGCGCTTATGGATAGTGTAATGCAAAATTTCGTTGATTGGCTGAAAGGCATAATCAAAGAAACATTAAGCAAGCTTCTGGAAATCGAACGAGATGACGGGTTTCCGGAATTGATGGACGTAACAACGACGTGTGACTTTTTGGGAATTAAATACGACACGTTTCAACTTTACCGCTATTCAGACGGTTTCCCAAAAGAATTGCCAGCCAAGCGCTGGTCAAAACGAGCTATTAAGAAATGGCTTGAAAATCAAATTTAAAAGCTTCTGGACAAGGCTTAGAAAGAGGAAAGGAAAACATGGATGAGTATTTAGTTTTAGAACGTCTGTTGTATGACGGTCATCAAAAGATTTACTTCTTTGAGAACGGGTATGGCGCAAGCGTAGTAAACCATTCATACTCGTACGGAACAGAAATGGCTGTAATACAAGGTAATATTAACGATTGGCGCATTTGCTGCAGAAAATTAATTTTCGATGACGATGATGACGGTATTTTAGGTTATCTGACCGAAAGCGAAGTTGAAGAATACCTAGAAAGAATCAAGGAGCTGTAAACAACATGTATTTTAGGCAAAGAGTTAGGAAAATCCGAGCTAATCAAGGCTTGACACAAGAACAATTTTGCAAGATGCTCGGAGTTTCAAAAACTACAATCTACGAATGGGAGCGAGGTCTGCATTACCCAGACGATAAAAATTTGAAAAAACTCGCTGATTTCATGGATTTAACACCAGACGAGCTAGCATACAATTTTTTCGACTATGAAGTCTGGGTTGATTTTGGCGAAGGACAAACTAAAAAGCTTCTTGCACTCGTTAGAAGCAAGTTTGAAGCAAAAGCGTACATTAAATTTTTAAAAGAGCATGACCTTCCACTTTCTGGAAAATTAGAAATCAAGGAGATTTAACATGGACTTATTTATTATCTGCTTTAGTTTAGCAGCACTGCTATACGTGCTAACGTTGCCATTTATCGGTAAACGAGGACGTAAGGAAGAAGAACCAAAGTGCGGGTATTCAAAACGTTTTCCGTGGGAAGAGAATCAAATCTCATACAATCGCATGCACGGTTTACCAGATGATGCGATTTAGGAAGAACGACAATGAATAGATTGAAAGAATTACGACAAGAAAAGGATTTAACACTTCTGGAGTTAAGAGAGGAGTTAAAGGATAAACAAGGCATAACATTTTCTACCAGTCAATTATCTTCTTTCGAAAACGGTAAGCGTTCTCCGAGAAGAAAAGATGCATGGGAATTAATCGCTGATTATTTCAATGTTTCTGTTTCTTATCTTTTGGGGTATGACAATAATTTTGAAAAACAAATCAGAATTGACACTTTAACTAATCTTCTTTATAAAATGCACACAGCATGTGTTTCGTTGCTTGAAAAAACGGACAAAGAAGCTTTCTGGGCAGGATTTGAAACAGCAGAGCTGATAGTGCAAACGCAGAAAATGATATTAGAAACTGAGGAGTCCGCAAATGGAAAATGAATATTTTGACATAGACGAAATCATGGTAATCGGCTTTGACACAGATGGCTGGCACGGGTGCTGGGGCGAAAGGGAAGAGAATCAATAATGTACACATACGAATATCGCTGTTTAGATTGTGGCGAGCGCTGGGAAATTATTGATAGTTACCCACCTCTTGAATGTCCACATTGTGAAAGTGAACAGATTTATCAATTATGGAAAGCGAGGGCGTACGATTGAGAATTTATGTTAATAAACGCAAAAAATTGATTTTAGCACCAGAAGTTTTTGAAAAATACGGTGGTGTCAGTAACGAAACCATGCAAATTAAAAATGGTGAATTTACAAAGGAAATCGAAAAAGAAGTCAACGAAGCTATGCAAGAGATTATCGAGCGTTGGCAACCAATTTTCGATAATATTCCAACGGAAGCACTATTTGCCGAAAGACAAAGGCAAGTTAAAAACTTTAGTGATTTTGAAACAGTACTAACAGAACTGGTAGAAAAGAGCTTTAATGGAAAATGAAATTTGGAAAGATATTGCTGGGTACGAGGGTTTGTACCAAGTGAGCAACGAGGGACGCGTTAAGAGTTTGGCGCGTGTGGTTATTCGTAATAACGGCCAGAAGCTACCTATCAAAGAACGGATTTTGAAGCCAGCGTTTAACGGGCGTGGTTATTTGATTGTCGACTTATGCGATGGCGGCAAGCAAAAACACTTCAAAGTTCACAGACTAGTCTGCCAAGCGTTTCATGAGAATCCAGATAATAAGCCTTGTGTAAACCATTTAGATGAGAACAAAATAAATAATTACGCATCCAATCTAGAATGGTGTACGTACGAGGAAAACAACAACCATGGCACACGGACTGCAAGAACAAGCAAACCAGTCGGCCAATATTCGCTGGACGGAAAACTAATAAAGATCTGGCCATCAACCATCGAAGCAGAAAGGCAAATGGAGTTTGATAATGGGAACATCGGCAAAGCTGCCAACGGTAAATATAAACAAGCTTACGGCTTTCGTTGGAAATATATTGGGAAAGGAGTTTAATAATGAAGATTACTAACGCAAGCAATATCGAACTCACCAGAAACTGGCGTATCCTCATTTATGGGAAACCTGGCCTTGGTAAGACAACATTAATTAAACAATTAAAAGGTAAAACGATAGTATTATCACTTGATAACTCACAACGTGTTTTGGCGGGTAGTGAAAATATTGACGTCGTAGAATTTGATAGAGAACATCCGACGGAGTGCATGACTAACTTCTTGAAAGAAGTCGATGGAATTCTTTCAGAATATGACAATTTAGTCATTGATAATATTTCAAGCTTTCAATCGGATTGGTTTATTGAGCAAGGACGAAAATCAAAAAATGGTATCAGCAACGAATTGCAACATTATTCGCAATGGACGAACTATTTCTTACGAGTGCTAACAGCGATTTACAGTAAACCAATCAACATTTACGTGACAGCTTGGGAAGATACACACGATTTAAATTTGGAAACAGGTCAAATTATCACGCAGTATGTTCCTCAGATTAGAAATAGCGTTTTAAGCCAGCTGTTGGGGTTAACAGATGTTGTTGGACGAATTATTGTAAATGAGAAAACAGGCGGACGTGGTGTCGTTTTAGAGGGCTCTGAAGGCACGTATGCTAAGAATCGTTTAGATAAACGCACAGTCTGCTCTATTGAGGAAGTGTTTGAGTTTGAAGCTTAGAGACTACCAAGAAGAGCTCGTCAACGGTATCAAGCAATCCATGATTGCAGGCAATCATTCAATTATCGTCCAAAGTCCGCCACGCTCTGGGAAGACAGTAGTGATGGCTCACATTGCTAAAGGTGCGACTGATAAAAATAATAAAGTATTATTCTTCAGCCACCGAAAAGAAATTAATGAACAGGTTTATAAGACGTTCGAAAATAACGAAGTAAACATGAATTTAGTAACCATTGGCGGTGTTCAATCGCTAGTTAGAAAACTAGATAAGCTTGATGAACCGACAATCATATTGATTGACGAAGCTCATCATAGTAAAGCAACTAGTTACAAGAAAATTATTGATTACTTTCCAAACGCTTATAAGTTACTTTTTACTGGTACACCAATTCGTTTAGATGGTTCGGGTTTTGACGATATAGCCGAAGCTATTGTTTTGGGTAAATCTGTCAAATGGTTACAAGAGCATGGACGAATTGCACCATTTAAATACTATGCACCGCTTATGATTAATGAATCAGCCTTAAAAAAACGTGCTGGAGAATTTACCAAAGGGTCTGTAGATGAAACGATGAAGACAGTTATCTATGGTGATGTTATCAAGCATTATGAAAAGTTAGCTAAAGGGAAACAAGCTATTGTTTACACACATAGCGTAGAAGCTTCTGAGAATGTTTCTAAAGCATTTAATGAAGCAGGCTATAATTCTATCGCAGTAAGTGGTAAAACGCCAAGAGAGGCGCGTGAGACGGCAATGCGAGCATTCAGAAATGGTGATTTAAAAATCATGGTTAACTGTGAATTATTCACCGAAGGAATCGACTTGCCAAACGTTGATGTTTGTATCATGTTAAGACCAACGCAGTCGCTGTCGCTTTACTTACAATTTGCTATGCGAGCTTTAAATCCTCGCGAGGGCAAAACAGCAATCATTATCGACCATGTCGGAAATGTTGAGCGTTTTGGCTTGCCTAACCAAGACCGAGAATGGTCGCTGCAAGGGATTGTTAAGAAAAAACAGACTGCAAAAATTGGCGAGCCAACCGTTCGAGTGTGCGAAAAGTGTTTTGCAACATTTTGGTCAAGCGAACGGACGTGTCCAGATTGCGGTTTCACCAATCCACCTACTGCAAAAGAGATTGAAATTATGCGAGAAGCTGAACTCACTGAAATTAATGAACAAAAACAGCAAAAAATAAAAAAACGTGTCGAAACATATATCACAGCAGATATGTGCCGAAACATGGATGAACTTAAGGAATATCGTGACCAGCACGGCTACAAGAATGGCTGGGGTTGGGACATGGCTAAAAAAATAGGAATTTTGAGGTAAAAAAACATGTCAGTATTTGAAATTGATTACTCTAAAGCACAAGAATTTGCAAAAGTAACAGACGGAACATACGAGATTTTAATTGACAAAGCTGTTCAAAACGCCAGCCAAGGCGGGACTGATTTCTTAGATATCCAATTTAAAATCCGTGAAGATTTCAACCAGCCTTTTAAAAACAATCGTATTTTTCACAAAATCTGGATCAATAAAGAAACTAAGAAATATCCAGTCGGACAAGTAATGAATCTCGCTAAGCAATCTGGTATTCCAGATGGAACTAAATTCAACAGTCTTGATGACTATTTAAATATGTTGGTTGGTAAACCGCTTAAAGTAACTGTCAAAAACGAAACATCTGAATACAACGGTAAAACATACGAGAATTTGAATGTTAAGCGTATCGAGAAATCAGAACTTTCAGGTATGCAAGCACCAGAAGTGAATGATATTGATTTGCCATTCTAATTATGCAAATGGTGGATTATGCGCTTCACTATCAGCGTAATGGATTTTCAGTCATTCCTATCTCACCAGATAGTAAGAAACCGCTTGTAAGTTTTGCGGATAAGCCACCAGCCGACGAAATTACGATAAAACGTTGGTGGCGAGATTATCCAGACGCTAACATTGCTGTTAGGACAGACACATTCTTCGTCATTGATGTAGATATGCACGGTGATGTTAACGGATTAGAGAGTTTAAGGCATTGGGAGCACGCAAGGTTGATACCTAAAACCTTGCAGGCAACCACGCCTAGCGGTGGACGTCACATATTTTTGAAAAAGCGTGATGATATTAGTATTTCTCAAAATATTGGTTTTATTGAGGGTGTGGATTTAAAAGCACATGTTAACAATTATGTGTTAGTCGCTCCGTCAAATACCTCTAATGGGCAATACAAGTGGGATATGGTTCACTCTCCAGAAAACGGTGAAATGGCTGAAGCTCCTTACGAGTTAGTGAAAGTTTTGAAAGATTTAAAACCTGATATGCCGTCGTATGACTTTTCGAGTTTTGCGGATAATGGCTATCAAGGAAGTAACAAAACAGCTAAATTGTTCGAACAAATCGTCTTTGGTTTTGGTGATAATGGTGGACGTAATAATGCGCTTGCTGAATTTGTCGGTGGTTTGCTATTAAGAAATGTTGATATACAAGCCACTTATGAATTAGCGAGAATGGCAAATAACAATACACCTGACCCGTTGCCAGAAAGCGAATTTGAACGAACTTTCAAAAGTATGTTAGATAAGGAGGTGAGAAGGCGTGGTAATTGATTTTGACTACTACCGCGAGAAATTTAAAGAAGTTGAAAGTGACGGTTTTAAACCGAGCAAACCAACGAGTTGGAAAGCGTTAAAAAATAAATGTATTGCTTATCGTAACGAGTGGTTGGAAAACGCCAACGCTCCAGAAACCGATAGCGATAAATGGAAAATCAAAAACCTAAGCGAGTTAGCAGTCGCGCAGGGAATTGATAAACTTTGTCACGTCGTTACGTTGCCAAATGGTCGAGTAGCTATCTACGACCCCGATAAGGGTTACTACCACAAAGACCCTAAATTCGCTTACAAAATTATTCACCTCTTACAACAAACATTCAATGAAACTAGATGTCGTAACGTGCTATTTATGTTAGCAAATATCGACCGTGAGCATGAATATCAATCTATGTACTGCGATTTTGAACCAGAATACAGAGACGTCAGACGGTTCATTCTTGTTAAAAACGGCATTTACGACAGACAAAAACGCAAATTGCTACCATTCGATTATAAATTTATTAATTTCAGCACCATTGAAACTAAGATAGTTCCAGACGCCCCGCTCCCCGCCATTGACGGTTGGGACGTGGAGTCATGGCTCTTGGATTTAATGAGTGGCGATGAAGACCTTGTAAATTTACTATGGCAAGTGATTTCAGCGTCATTAAACGGCAATTACAGTTATCGAAAATCTATTTGGTTGGTCGGTAACGGTAACGATGGTAAAGGGACTTACCAACAGTTAATTACTAATCTAATCGGGAACAGTAACGTTGCACCTTTGAAACTAAACCAATTCGCAGAGCGGTTTGGTTTAGCGATCATCGAAGGTAAAACAGTGATTATTGGTGACGATGTTCAAGCAGGTATTTACGTTGATGAATCGTCAAACTTTAACAGCGTGGTGACTGGTGAACCAGTTTCTGTCGAAAAGAAAGGTGAAAATCCTTATATGGCTGTATTCAAGAAAACAGTCATTCAATCAACAAATGGTATGCCATCGTTTAAAAATAAATCAAACGGTACATACAGACGTATTATCATTATTCCATTCTTGAAGACGTTTAGTGCTAAAGATGATAATTGGTCGATTAAAGACGACTACATCAAACGTCCAGAAGTACTTGAATATGTTCTTTGGAAAGCCATTAATCTTGATTTTGATAGATTTAGCGAACCAAAAGCAACTGAAGAACAAATGAAAGTGTTTAAGAAAGACAATAATACTGTTCTTGCTTTTGTAGAAGAATGGTTTGATAGTTTTGAATCTACAGCACTGCCAACACGTTTCTTGTGGTGGTTGTACAAAGAATGGTGCAAAGAAAACGGCTATACAGCGTTAAAGAAAACAACGTTTGAAAAAGAGCTGGCTGGTAATATTCCGGCTGGGTGGGTTTTGAAAAAATCTCGTGTAAAAGGGAAATTCTTTCCCGCCGATGATGCGCCGACACATTACAATGCTTTCCCTTGGAATAATGAAAAAGACGCAAGCGGTTCTTTCAAATGTTACTGCAAAGAGTAATGTTCTTTGTTTGTTCACTGTCGGTGAACAGCGAAAACCATTGATACATAAGGTTTTCCGTTATCCTTGTTCTCTGTTCTCTATATTTACTAATATTAATAAAAAAAATAAATATAAATAATATATAGAGAGAGAAAAGCCAAAAATGAACGAACTGGGAACAGAAGTACCGAAAAACGTTGATATATAAGGGATTTGAGTGTTCACTGGGGGGTGAACACAAAAGGGAACAAGATGACGTGTTTTTAAAACACCCCATCTTAGATAGTTTAGGAGGAAAGATGTTTATAGAAACGAGCGAAGGCTTGCGTAATGTAAGCTACTTGAAAGAAATATTTCCGTATTACGAGTTGAGCGGTTTCTTTGATGAGTCGAAAAAGACGAAGGCTGTATTAGTATTCGTTTATCCAGACGGAGTTGTTGAAAAAGTTTTTAGTGTTAAGGAATATGGTATTGTCGAATACGCCCTTCGAAATGGAGGCTGGGTTATCGTATGACAACAGAATCGTTAATTCAAAGTAAAATCCGCGTGGCTTTATCACAAGCAGGACACAGAGTGTTTCGGGCGAATGTTGGTAAAGTCAGAATGGCGGACGGGCGTTTCTTTGACACTGGTTTGCCAAAAGGTTTTTCAGATTTGTTTGGTTTTCGAAAGGATGGGCAAATATTTTTCATCGAAGTAAAAAACGAAACAGGTCGTGTGAGACCTGAACAGAAACAATTTTTGGAAACAATGAGAAGCTTTGGAGCGTTAGTGGGAGTGGCTAGAAGTCCAGAAGAAGCATTGAGGATAGTGAGAGATGAGAAGTAAGTATATGAATAATTTAGCAACTAAACATTGTGTGATTTGGTACGAACATCACGAGGAAACGCCGTTGGACGTGCTAGAGGATTTCGTTAATTGGACTAAGACCAGACATTTGAGAAGTTACATTAAAATTGCAGAGATGCTGCATGTCACAAGAAATGAAGCAAAGAGATTGCTGGATTTAGCGGCATTGCCAGACGATGTGACTATTAAACGTATGAAAAAAAATGATGGAGGGATAAGAGATGAAAGGAATTAAATTAGTAGATGTAGATTTGTCTGAAGCGCGCACTGAAACAATTGGTACATGCGAACTGTGCTTTGGTTCAATGTGGTGTGATAATCCAATTTTAATCTTTGAAAATCCATATGGTGATCGTGTGAAAATTGATGGCTACTTTTGGAGTTGGGGTGATTATCTTGAGCTTGAGATTGACAACTATTTAAATTTCTCTGATTGGCTGTCAAAACAAGATGTTGATTGGAATATGTTGAATGAGGATGGTTATGAGTACTTAGCAGATTTAGTTTATTGGTATAGAGAGGAGACTGATAATAAATAAACAAGAACTAATTGGCAAATTAATAAAACTATTAGAAGCACCATCTGAAATCGGAGGAAGCGATTTTGATGATGGACATAATTACGGTATTGAACGAGCTATATTATTAGCCGAACAACTTAACGAACAACAACCACAAATGAACAAACAAGAAAAACCTGTGGTTCCGCAATTTGTGGCTGATTGGATAGAATGGTGTAAAAGAAATAAAGTATCTTTGCTTGGGGGATTTAGTGCAATAGATGAACTTGGTCTTGCTATCTGCAATGACAAGAAAGTGAAATCATTGGAGGCTTCTAAATGGGCAACAAGAAACCAAGAAACATTCGCACAAGCTTGGCTATTTGGTTATGAGGTAGAGAAAGAGAAGTTGTATACAGCAAAACTAAAATTAACTAATGAGTATCTTTGTTATAGGCCCCGATTCAATGCCCTTCTTCATTGTATAGTGCCAGAAACTACAGCTAAAGAGATAAAAGTATATCATTTTACAGAAGATGTTTTGGTTAAATATCATGTTTGGGGAAACGATACTTATGAAGTTACAGAGGTGGAAGAATGATTAAAAAATATATTAAAACAACGCCTGTTGGAGCGATTCAAATTACTAAGGACAATCGTAAGGAAATCAGAAAATTTGCTAACGGATATAGGGTTAATTTTGAAACGTCAGGAAATAGCATTTTCACATTAGAAGGAAGAATGCGTTTTAATTATGGAGACTATCTAATTAAAAACCAATCTGGTGAATGCTACGTATGCCGAAAAGATATTTTTGAGAAAACATATGAAGAGGTGGATGAATGATATTGGTGATTTGGATTCTGCTGGTGTTCCCGATGGCTGTTGTGTATGACAAGGATAAGCAAGTGAGATTTCTTGCGTGTGGTTTGCTTTACTATATTATCGATGCGGCTTTTAATAATAAGAGAGATGGCAAGTAAATGAAACCTTATTATAAAATGCACTGGGAACATATTAACAAAAAAGAATCTGTTTTTTATTATGATGCAATCATAGATAATAAAGAATACAAGTTTAAACTATACAAAACTAGAAAGGGGCAATTAAATGACACCAAAGTTTAGAGCTTGGACAGAAGAAGGCGAAGTGATGTATTACGATGTCTATCCTTTCAAAGACGATACTTTATTGCTAAGTTATGACGAAATTGCTTTTGATGAAGTGCCAGCAAGCGATTTCATCCTCATGCAGTACACAGGACTTAGAGACAAGAATGGCAGAGAGATTTATGAGGGTGACGTTGTTAGGTATGAATGTTGTTTTGAAAGCTATGTAGAAGAGGTTATTTATGATGATAAGCACTGCAATTTTGGGACGATTGATAAGGATGAAAAAACATTCTCATTTGATGCTTTAATTAGCGATTTCGACGTGGATTGTTTTGAAGTCGTTGGCAACAAATATGAAAATCTAGAATTATTAGGAGAATAAATGAGATATAAAAATACACATACTGAACTTTTAGAAGCGCAGCTCGTAATTGGCAAAGCAGTCATTGAGAGCATGCTAGAACTTATTCCTAAGAAAGGCACGGAGATGGCAACTATTCCTGTAACGATCGAAAACAGTAAGTTTGAAATTGAGGTGAGAATGAAATGAATAAAGAAGAAATGCTTTCTAATATCAAACATATTATGGATATTGCTTTAGAGCATGCTAAACCAAATGAACCAGATATTGATGATTGGCACACTGTGTATTCATTAGCAGATGAAATTTATGTAGCTTGGAAAATGAATTGTTTGGACTGAAAGGACAGTTAAATGAAAGAGTTTAAAGAAATCATTGATGGAGTAGCACACTCACTGAATATGTCAGTTGATGCTTTAGTTAAAGCTTATCCACAGTTGAGGACAGAGTACAGTTGGTATTATGCTTGTAATACATTTCAGATTGTTTTTGGAGTACTTCTTTTTCTAGCTGTGGGTGGTAGTATAGTTACTTTCATTACTTGGATGTATACGGCTAATGACTACCATAGCACAGAAGCACAGTGCAATAATAGTTTTAAAGCCTTTGTAGTGATTTTTATTATTACCTTGATTGTATTCACTATATTTTTAGTAGCATCCGTTCTAAAGGGCTTCACAAGTCCAGATGTGCTAATCATTAATAAAGTGATAAATACTATTAGTTGTGGAGAATAAATATGAATAGAAACAGAGTAGAAATGTTTATGGGAATAACTATGTCTAATGTAAAACAGGACATAAATGAATTTGCAGAGTTTCATGAAATTATTAGTGTTTCAGTTGTTTCAGATACAACTCAAATGGGTGCTCATGGTTACAAGGCACTGGTACTTTATAAAGCTTAATGACTCACAACGGTACTAGCAAGGTTCAACTCCTTGCGTGGGTATTAGACTAGGAAGAAAAAAATAAAAAAAGAAAGCAGGCCTATGATAAGCGCTTTCCTAGTCGGGTGCTTTAGGACTCTAAATTATTCTAGATCCATGGGAAATGGCTCATTACTAAGGTATTCTCTAAAGCCTTAGATTTTCCAGAAGATTTCGCGGATAGACTATTGGGAACAGTCGTTTTCGCAAAAGGGCTGCAGGTGGTTCGAATCCATTTGCAGTCGTTAAACCAGAAATTAAAAACGGAAATAGAGGTGGTTAACACACTTCTTCTTACAAAAATTAGTACTGCAGGCAAGGTTTTATCTGGTTTACTTGCTAGCAAACATAGCGAAATAAAATAGAAACGAGGTATTCCTTAAGACTATTTTCTTTAAAATCCAACGCAGTTTATCGCTAGGCTGTTATTATGTAAGGCGTCACTTTCGTTATCAATAATTCAATATTTGGGTCGTGCGCCTGCCTAAGAAAAAAAGCCCTGCTTACGCAAGACTTCATCGATATTAAACAATTACTTATATTATAACATATCGAAGGAGAAAAGACGTGAGCAGGATTAAAACTAAAGCAGATTATATTTTAGAAGAACTTAGATTAATTCCTAAAACGATTAAGCAATTAAAATTAGACATCGAGAACACCAGAAGCTCACTGTTCACGTCGCCGCAATGGTCTGACATGAAAGTGAGCGGAGGTGTTAGACGTACACAGACAGATAAGAATGTTTCAATCATTGACGCATCTGATTACGGGCTGGCAGAGATTGACCGTTTAGTTAAGCGGCGCGAAGAAATTATTGGCGTCATTATGCAAATACCCGACAGTGCACAGCGTCATGTGCTGCTGACTACTTATCTCAATTGTCAAACGTTTGACGAAGCTATTGACAAACTCGAACTTAATCGCAACAAGTATTACACAATTAAAGCGAAAGCTGTAAAAAGCCTGAACGTTATACTAAATCAATACTAAAACATACGGAAATAGTACAAAGTAATACTCACAAATACAATCTGCCATGCTAACATAGTAGTATGAAATAATGACGAGGGGAGCTAAAAGGTAGCTCCTTTTGTTATGCAAAAAAGGAAAAGGAATATGAAACCACAGAAACTTACTGTTGTTGGTGGAAAGCGAAAGCAAGTAGATTTTGATAGTCGAAGTGAGGAGTACAAGAACTATAACAAGACTAGATGGAACTATGATAAGAAGCTGACAAGGTTCTACAATAGTTCTGTTTGGAGAAGCACAAGTAAGTTAGTATTACTTCGTGATGATTATGTCTGTCAAATGTGCGGAAGAGAAGCAACAATGGTTGACCATATAATTCCAATTAAAAAAGATTGGAAAAGAAGATTAGACTTGACAAACCTTCAAGCAAGCTGTAAAGCATGCAACGATGCTAAAGCTAATCGTGAAAATTATGGTAAAAAATAGCTTAGAAAAGCGAACTATCTGGCTATATACGGGGTTTCCATCACTTGATTATTCGGAAATACCCCTTATATTTTTATCGGGGCTATGTATCGTTCGGATATAACAACGCCGCCCTCTTCCGTGCACAATTTTCCCTTTTTGAATTTTTGAAAGCTAAAAATTTTAATGTAAAGGAGGTGTAAAGCTTGGGACGAAAGTTAAAGGTAGTTGAGAATAATAAAAAACATTTGACTAAAGCTGAAAAAGCTGTACGTGTTGAAATCCAAAAATCGGCTGGCGACGGTTTAATTGAGCTACAATTAACACCTCCTAAACATTTAGGAGAAACAGCGAAAGTTGAATATGCTCGTATTGTTGAAGATTTAAAAAGTTTGCCAGTCCGTGATTTAGACAGGGCCGTTTTAGAAAACTACTGTACATGGTACGGTATATATGTCGAAGTAAGTCAAAAAGTAAATGAAATAGGTATTTCTGTTTTTAGCGAAGATAAAGGCATGTGGATTCAGAATCCATTAGTTGTTACGCTTGAAAAAGCAACGAATAACATTAAATCATGTGCGGCTCAACTAGGTTTGACTGTTGATAGTCGCATGAAGATGTATGTGCCTAAGACAGAAGAAAAGAAAGACACAATGTTTGATAAATTTGGAGGATAAATGAAAGGAGGTAATCAAAAATAGCTTACGATTATTCAGAAATTCCAGAGCAGTACAAAGATACTGCTTTTTATTATGCACTCGATGTAGTCGATGGCAATATTAAAGCTTGTCAGAAAGTAATCAAAGCTTGTCAAAGGCATTTGGATGATTTAAAAAACATCAGCAATTCTAATTTTGAATTTGATTATTTCCCAGAGAAAGCCCAAAACACTATCGACTTTTTGGAAATCTTGCCAGACGTTAAAACGGGCAAAACTTATCCGCTTGCAAGGTTTCAAAAATTCATCATCTCCAGTTTATATGGCTGGCGAAAGAAAAAAGACCATTCTGTCAGACGATTTCGCAAAGCTATGGTTTCAGTTGCTCGTAAGAATGGGAAGACCATTTTAATCGCTGGTATTTTGCTATACGAGTTTTTGTTTGGTAAGAACCCAGCGTTAAGCCGTCAACTCTTCTGTACGGCTAATGACCGTACGCAGGCTAGAATTGCTTGGACAATGGCTAAGAAGCAGTTAGAAGCGCTTAGAGCTAAGGATAAGGACATCTTCAAAGCAACTAAAATTGTTCGCGATGAGTTAACAAACAAGCGTGATGAATCTTATATTAGAGCATTAAGCCGCGACACTGGTGCAGTCGATGGTTTTGAACCATATGTCGGTGTGCTAGATGAATATGCGGCTAGTAAAACCAATGAAATGATTGAACTTTTGGAATCTGGTCAAGGTCAGCTTGACAATCCATTAATTCTTATCATTTCGACAGCTGGTCTAGATTTGAATGTGCCAATGTACACAATTGAATATAAGTACGCTGCTAAGATTTTAGATAAAAAAACGATTGACGATTCATATTTTGCTTTCATCGCAGAACAAGATGATGAGAAAGAAATTGCTGATGAAAGCAATTGGATTAAGTCAAATCCTATTTTGGAAGTGCCAGCGTTGTATGAAAAAATCATGGATTATTTGCGAAAAAGGCGTAAAACTTCGCTTGAAACGGGTGAAATTAACAAAGTTTTGGTTAAAAATTTCAATATGTGGCGACAATCTAGCGAAGCTTCTTATATGGATAAACAGACATGGGAAGATGCTTTAATTGATAAACCTGATACGACTGGCAGGCGTGTTTGGATAGGCGTTGACGTTGGACATTCAAGCGACTTGTTTTCAATCAGCACAATGGCAATGATGGATGATTATTGGTTTGCTGATAGTTTTTCTTTTATCGCTACTAAATATGGACTGATAGCGAAAGAAAAGCGAGACGGCGTTTCTTATACGAATTTAGAGCGCATGGGCGAATGTGAAATTACCACACTCGAATCTGGTGTTATTGATAATGAGCGAGTCATGGAAAAACTTGAAGAAATGGTTATCGAAAATGATTGGGAAGTTCAAGGAATCTATTTTGACCCTTACCAATATGGAGCTTTGCTAACCATGATTGAGAAACGACACCCAGAATGGACACAAGTCCAAATCCCACAAACGACTATGGTTTTGAATATGCCGACAAAACAGTTTAGAGATGACGTCAAAACTGGGAAAATTAAACATTCGGGCAATAAGTTACTTACAATGGCTGTTAATAATGCTTATACACGAGTTGATAACAACGGTATGCGTATTGATAAGAATAAAAACAGCAACAAGATTGACCCGCTAGATGCACTTTTAGACGCTTATGCGGCTTGTTATCTCGAAGCATTTGACGGCGCAGGTTATTGGACTGATGAGAAAATCTTTGAAAGTGGAGGTCTGTTTTGAAATTTTTTAAAAATAACATTCATACATTGCTACTGTTAGCAGGCTTTGGTTTGATTGATTATTCATTTTTTAGATTGAATTTTACAGCTGGCTTTATGTGTCTAGGTTTGATGTGTACGTTTTTAGGTTTATACATTGATAAAACCATGCGCTAGAAAGGAGGTGAGACAATGAGCTTTTTTCAGTCGTTAGGAGATTCCAAACTCTCTTATGACGATTATGTTGCTTCGGTAGTGTCTGGCAATGATAGCGCAAAGTATGTTGGTATTTCAGCTCTCAGAAACAGCGATGTGCTGACAGCAACTTCGATTATTGCTGGTGATATTGCTAGATTTCCGTTGATTAAGAAAAATGTTAACGGTGACATCATTCAAGACGAGGACATCAATTATCTGTTGAATGTAAAATCGACTGGCAATGCTTCGGCTCGAACGTGGAAATTTGCAATGGCAGTCAATACTATTTTGACAGGTAATGCTTATTCTCGTATTTTGAGAGACCCACGGACTGGCAAAGCGTTGCAATTTCAGTTTTATAAACCATCTGAAACTCGTGTAGAAGAATTAGATAGCCATGAACTTATCTATACTTTCGTTGACAGTTTGACAGGCAAAGAGGTTGCTTGTGGAGCTGATGATGTCATTCATTGGAAATTCTTTAGCCATGACACAATCTTAGGGCGTTCTCCGTTGCTGTCTTTGGGTGATGAAATTAGTTTGCAAAACAGCGGAACAAGTACGCTTTTAAAATTCTTTAAAGACGGTTTTTCAAGCGGTATTTTAAAAATGGAAGGCGCTATGTTGAGTGGTGAAGCTCGCAAAAAGGCTCGTGAAGAATTCGAGAAAATGCGAGAAGGAGCGAAAGGTGGCAGTCCACTAGTATTCGATAAGACAATGTCCTACGAGCCACTCGAAATTGATACTAATGTCTTGCAATTGATTACAAGTAACAATTTTTCAACAGCTCAAATCGCTAAAGCCTTGCGTATACCTAGTTATAAATTGGGCGTAAACAGCCCTAATCAGTCCGTAGCGCAACTTACAGAAGATTACGTTACAAATGACTTGCCGTTCTATTTTGACGCGATAACGAGCGAATTAGGACTTAAAATCTTTAGTCCAAGAGATAGGCGGAAATGCCGACTTGAGTTTGATACACGTAGTGTAACAGGTCGAAACGTTGATGAGATTGTTAAACTTGTCAATAATACGCTATTGACACCAAATCAAGGACTTATCGAACTTGGCAAACAGCCGTCTGATAATCCAGATATGGATAGGTATCAAACAAGCCTTAATTACGTGTTCTTGGACAAGAAAGAAGAATATCAATCATTGAAAGGAGGTGAGGAAAATGCCGAAACGAATTCAGATGAGGGGTCCGCTGATTCCGAATAATAGCCAAGAAGTTTATGACTATTATGGAATGGAAGCGGTCAGCGCTAAATCGATTGCTGAAGCACTTCCAGAAGACGGTTCAGACGTTGTAGTTGAAGTTAATTCAAACGGTGGTTTGGTGACAGTAGGCAGTGATATTTACACAACGCTGAAAAATTATTCTGGGCACGTAACCGCTGAAGTGACTGGAATGGCTGCAAGTGCTTGTAGTGTTGCGATTATGGGCGCTGACAAGGTTGTTATCAGTCCAACAGCTCAAATTATGATTCACAAAGCGTTGTTGAATTGGGTATCTGGCAATAGTGACGACCTTGAATCAGCAGCAAACGCTTTGAAAGCTAGCGATAAAGGCATTATTAATGCTTACAAAGCTAAAACTGGTTTGAGTGAAAATGAATTGCTTGAGCTCATGAAAAACGAAACGTATATGAGTGCTGATGAAGCTGTTGAAAAAGGTTTTGCTGACGAAGTAATGACATTTGACGAACAGCAGGCAGTTGCAAGCATTGGCAATGGACTGTTACCACAAGCGGTTATTGACGACTATTTTGCAAATCATGGCAACAAACGAAAACAGGAAATTGAAGCTATGAAACGTGAAATCGAAAAAGAAGAAATTTTACAAGGACTTTAAGTCCTTTTTATTTTGCACAAAAAAGGAGAAAAAACTATATGTTTGATGAAAAAATCAAAGAATTAAAAGCATCTATCAACTCGCTTTCAACTACTATCGCTGATAAAACAGCGCAGGTTAAAAACGCTCTTGAAGCTGATGACCTTGAAAAAGCTCGTACAATCAAAAACGAAATTGACACTGCTAAAGAAGAATTAAAAACAGCTAAAGCTGACCTTGAACTTTTTGAAGCTACTAAAAATTCAGGTGGGGCAGAAAACAAAAAAGGTCACGAAGTAAAAGGAGAAGATATGAACTATCGCGACAAAGTTAACGCATTCTTGCATTCGAAAGGCGCTGTTGTAAATGAAGGACTTCGCTTTGAAGGTAAAGACGAAGTGCTTATCGCAATGAATGAAGTTACACCAGTAGCACCAACAACCGACGGTGTTAAGAAAGCAGATACAACTAAAATTACTAGTGAAGAGCTTGTTACGACTCCAATCCGTGAAATTAAGACTACTGTTGATTTGAAACCATTCACAACAATTTATCCAGCTAAAAAAGCTTCTGGTAAATACCCAATTTTGAAAAAAGCGACATCAAAAATGCTTAGCGTTGCTGAATTGGAGAAAAACCCAAAACTCGCTAAACCAGAATTCGAACAAGTCGATTGGTCTGTTGAAACATATCGTGGAGCTATTCCAGTTTCACAAGAATCCGTTGACGATGCAGATGTTGATTTGATTAGCATTGTTGCTGAAACAGTCGGTCAAATTAAAGTTAACACAACTAATGCAGCTATTGCTGATGTACTTAAAACTTTTACAGCTAAAACAGTAGCAAACGTTGACGACATCAAGAAAATTCTTAATGTTGACCTCGACCCAGCTTACGATGTAGCTTTTGTTGTTTCGCAAAGTTTCTATCAAATTTTAGACACTCTTAAAGACGGGAACGGACGTTATCTATTACAAGATTCAATCACAGCAGTAACTGGCAAAGTTTTGCTTGGTAAACCAGTATTCGTTCTCTCTGATGAAGTTCTTGGCGCGTCCGGAGAAGCGAAAGCGTTTGTTGGTGATTTTAAACGTGGTGTCTTGTTCGCAGACCGCAAAGATCTTGGACTTCGTTGGGCAGATAACGAAATTTACGGTCAATACTTACAAGCTGTTCTTCGCTTTGGTGTTAAGAAAGTTGATGCGAAAGCTGGCTACTTCGTAACATTTACACCCAGCGAAGCCTGATTCGGAAATCGTAAGCGTTCCGACTGAGGCGAACACAGTAACAGAGATTAAAGCTTACTTAGACAACAAAGGGATTAGCTATACAAGTAGTATGACTAAAGCTGAATTATTGAACTTAGTAGATTCTTAAGGAGGTAGCTAAATGGCAGTCTCACAAGAATTACTGGAAGCAGTTAAACTCTATTGCAAGATTGACTTTGACTTTGAAGATAGCATTTTGGAAGAAATGATTGAAGCTGCTCAAGAACAGATTTGCTTTGCGATCGAAGCTGGTTCAACACCAGAAGATTTTGCGGGTTACAAAAAATTCGATCTTGCTGTTAAGAAACAAGTCAAAGAAGATTATGAGCATAGAGGCGTAACTGCCGATAGCGACCGTTACCCACTGGCGAATGGTGTGATAAACATCATTCATCAGTTGCGTTTGAGAGGTGATGATAATGCTGACACGTAAAATGAATGTGCGTATCACCATTTTTAAAAAAGAAGGTGGGCAAAATGACGACGGCGAAGTTTTAGACAATGTCAGAACAGACATCATGAGCTGTTGGGCTGAAGTGTCTAAGACGACTGTTAAAGATTTTCGTGAGAATACGACAGGCAAACAAGCAGATAATGCAACGTTGACTAAAACGAGCGACACGAAAGTCTTTTTAATTCGATATATGCCTAAACCACCTTTTGACAATTCAATGTTCGTTGATTTTAACGGGCTTGAATATAAGATTGAAAAAATGGAAGTTGATTACGCCAACAAGGAAATGATTATGATAAGTGGGGTGCGTGTCGAATGACATCTGGGCTCGATGAAATCTTATCTAATCTTACGAAATTGCAAGTTAAAGCACCTAAAACAGCAAGAGAAGCGGTAACTGAAGTTGCTGAAAAATTTGAAAAACAATTGAAAGCAAACACACCTAGAGAAGGCAGATCTATCGAACATTTGCAAGAGGACACAGCGATTAGTGGCTTTAAAGGCGCTAGCGAAGGAATTGTCTCGAAAGAAATTGGTTATGGTAGTGCTACTGGGTGGCGTGCGAAGTATCCTGATTCAGGAACGATTTATCAACGAGGTCAAGAATTTGAAGAAAAAACAATCAATCAAATGACCCCTGTTGCTAAGGAAATTTTTGCAGAAAAAGTGAAGGAGGGCTTAGACTTATGATTGCCGAAACGACGGCGTACAAGCTATTAAGTAACGATGTTCAATTGAATGAGCTGTTCGACAGCTATCGTGGAGGGAAGTTTGGGGGCGGTTTTAAACAAGGAATTTTCACTTATGACATTCCAGAGAAACCAACGAACATGAAAAAGAAAGAGCTCGCTCCATTTCTGCGAATTAATACAATTTACGATGCGCCAAATGCATATGCTGACGATGGCTATATTGGCACGGAACAGCGTATTGTCATCAATTTTTGGTGTCAAACGGCTGCGCAGTCTGCTGCGATTACAGCGCGCATCGATGAAGTTTTAACAGAAGCTGGTTTTGAATGGTACACAGCTAACGAAACCCCTCGCTATAAAGACAACGATATTGCCTTACTAATGACTGTAAGAAAATATCGTTTTTTTGATTGGGGCAATTAAAAGAAAGAAGGAATTAATATATGGGTAAAGTAAAATTTGGACTTAGTGGTTGTGAATATGGCGTTTTGAATAATGCTGAAAAAGTTACAGCAAGCAAACGTCTTCCAGGGCTTACAAGTGCCAAACTTGAGCTAACAAACGAATTAAAAACACTTTCAGCCGATGACGGACCATACGTTGTCGTTTCTGGGGGTATTACAGAAGCTAAATTGACAATTGAAACATATGACTTGACATCTGAAGCACGAAAAGACTTCTTTGGCATTACAGTTGACAAAGGTGTTGAAAAATACACTAAAGACCTTACACCGAACGACGTCGCAATTTTGTTCCGTACTAAAATGGACGATGGAAAATACGTGTGGGTTGGTCTCTTGAAAGGTAAATTCAATTTGCCTGGTCTCGAAGCATCTACTGTTGATGGTGCACCAGACCCCAAAGCTGACTCAATTGAAGGTAGCTTCGTAGCTCGTGGCGGCGAAGAAGGCACAGTTCTTTTGATTGGTCGTGAAGACGCAACAGACTTTAACTTAGTAGAATTCAAAAAAATGGTATTTCCAACTGCGGAATAATTAATCGGTCGCATTTTGCGGCCCTTTATTTTTATGTGAGGAGCAATTATGTACGAAATTAAATTAAAAAAAGGCGGCGTTACCAAAGAATACGCAAAAGAATACATCAATGTTGAAGATAACCTTTTAGCTGTTGACCACAACGCACGTCAAAACGCTTTTATTTCAAATGATAAAGCTGCTTTTGATTCGAAACAAACACGAAAACTTAACGAAGCGTATTTGCAAATGTTCGTTGATATGTATGGCAAACAATTCACTGTTGCTGATTTGAAAACTGCAGACGTTGAGACGTTGAACGTTCTTGATGAATTGTATGTTGATGCGCTAGGACGAGGCAAATCGAACGAAGAAGCCGACGAGGACAAAGGAAAAAAGGAGGAATAACTCCTGAGCAAGCCAAATCTAATTTGCTCGGAATGATTCAAACATTATTAAATAACGGGTACACAATTCTTGATATTAAGAAAATGCAACTATCAGATTTTGAGCTGATGGTGGAAGCATTAGAACAAGAAACAGTAGCAGAAGAAACTGAGACAACGTTAGATAAGGCTTTTCCTTTCCTATTTGGTTAGAAAGGAGGATAAATGGCAAACATAGGTAAATTGGTAGCCACTGCTACGCTCGACATAGCGCCTTTTATGACGAATACAAGGCAGTTGAAAACCTACATGAAAGGTGTAGATAGTTCTTTAAAAGCTGTAGAAAATAGCTTTAAAGGGCAGAAAACTAATTTAAATAATTTAAAAACCACATATAATCAAACCGGTCAATCGTTGAAAGCTTATCAATCTCTATTAAAACAGCAAAGTGAGAAGTATAATCAACTAAAAGCTGCCATAGGAGACCTTAATTCTGCTAAATCAGAAGAAAGAGCAGAACTTGTCGGGGCTCGTTCTGAAATGGTAGCGACTGCCGCTAAAGTGGCTGAATTGCAAAATCGTTTGCAAAGTTTGGCTACTGAGATGAACGTCTTTAGTCGAATGGGTTCGGCAATGACCAACTTCGGCAATACCTTGCAATCGGTCGGTGGTAAAATGACTGGCTTAGGTAATACGATGACAGTTGGTGTGACAGCGCCAATTGTAGCAGGAGTTGGAGCCGTTGTTAAATCTGCCATGTCCTGGGAAAGTGCGTTTGCTGGTGTTAAAAAGACAAACGATGAAGTCGTTGATTCGAACGGTAATGTGGTTTATTCGTATGCAGACCTCGAAAATGGTCTCCGTGGTTTGGCAGCACAACTGCCAGCTAGTCACGAAGAAATTGCAGGAGTGGCTGAAGC